CACTTCCTCTGTATATCTTCACGGCAATCTGATCGCTACGGTGACAGATAATGACATGACGATTTACGATGGTGGTTGGCAATCTGTCACCACAAAATCCCGTTTGAATGCACTTTGCACCGAATTCTGCATCTCTGGTGAAGGTGTATTTCAGAAAGATTTTGCCTGGTATGTTCGCAAGTTCGTTGGCGCAATGAACGGTCAAAATGTATACAAGACCGAAGATTTCGTCTCTGGTTATGTGTTTGCCTGATCAATTGGGGGGGATTTAATCCCCTCTTTTTTTAGTTAAGTTAATCTAAAATTGAGCTGCCTGAGTGTCGATCCTTTTCGTCATCAGGGCTACCCCGCCCCTCCTTCGGTTGTGAACCAATTGTAGAGCCAGCAGGACCCCCAGGCAGCCGACTGTGGACACTTCGTTAAACCGTCCACTATTGCCCCTAAAGCGTCCCCTGATGCGCCATACTACGTACATGCAAAACAAACACATCGAACACCCCGAAGACACCATCCTGACGGGTGACCTGACTGTTCTGGATCAGATGCTCACCGAAGGGTATCTGAGCACTAAGATGGATGGCGCTCCCGCTATCGTGTGGGGCATCAATCCTGCGACTGGTAAGTTCTTTGTGGGCACTAAATCCGTGTTCAACAAAGTTAAAATCAAAATTAACGAATCTCATGCGGAAATTGATCAGAACCACGTCGGTGAAGTTGCAACAATTTTGCACGCTTGTTATGATTGGTTGCCTCATACAGATGGCATTTTCCAGGGGGATTTTATCGGTTTCGGTGGATCTGAAGAATATACTCCCAACACAATTACATACGTCTTCGATAAAGTAATTGATCAGGAAATCATCATTGCTCCGCATACATTTTACACTGCAGAATCTGACCTGCGTGATGCTGTAGCACACCCTATGAAGTTCACCATTACTGATACTCCTTACGTTAAGTTTGTGAAACCAACTGCCCGTATCTTTACAGGCGATTATAATACTTGTGCTGGTGATTTTGGTGATGTTTCTGAACCAATCAAGTTTGCTAAGATGATTGCACAAACTGTGAAATTTGTTGATGATAAGAAAGCAAAGGAAATTAAGCAGGCATTGAATAAGTGCATCAGGGAAAATACTCCCATCTATGATGATGCTTTCGATTGTGATTGGAGTCTGATTTCATTCTGGAAACTGGTGAAATCTATCAAGGATGATGCACTCTATCTGTGCCGTAATAATGGACCCCGAGCATTCATCGGACAGGATGAAATCAGTGCCGAAGGTTATGTTTACTCTAATGAGTTAGGTACAATCAAACTGGTCAATCGTGAGCGGTTTAGTTATGCTAACTTCAACAACGCTAAGTTTCAACAAAGCGTGTGACGGTCAGGGGACTGGTCGGATCGCTTGACCGGTTCCCCGTTTCCGCTTATTGTACTTTCAGTTCAGACGGGTGGCGCTCACCCCTAACCACATGTTCAAGACCAACGGCAGTACCCATCACGAAGGCATCGCCAACGAACTGGCGACAATCCAACTGCTCAACGATCACCGCGTCTTCCCCGATACCGTGACCCATAAGGGCGGCACCCGTAACAAGGCAGACGCCATGGCGGGCGCTAAGCGGATCAGCATCAAACATAAGGCAGGACTGAAGAACGGGTCTTTCGACTGGGTGAACACTTCCAAGACAGACACCCTGATCGATGCCTCTCAGTTCAACCCTTTTCTCAAGTTCGTCAGCGATGCCCGCCAGTGGGAGGCATCTAAGCGCGACGCGATCGTAACCGAGTGCCGTGATCTGTTTAATGAGATCTGCTCCGCTGCTCTGGATTCGATCGACCCCGTGACCCTGACCGCTTGGTTGCGTTCCGAACTGATCGAAGCGAACGACGACATGGTGATGGCGATCACCGACACCGATGCTCAGCTTTGCTACGTGATCGAACATGACGCCATTCGTGCTGCCCGCCTGCTCGCTGACGGGTACGTTGCACGGATTGAGAAGGGGCGCGGCATGACTTCCCGTAAGGTCGTGCTGGTGAAAGATCACCACATTGTAGAGGTTGGTCTCCGCCTGCGCGTCACCAGCAACAACGGCATCCGCGCCTTCCTTGGTCTGTCCAAAGCGAACCGCAATTCTCAGGTGGTTCTGAAACTGCAGCAGGACCGAGTGGATCAGTTGGTAGCAGGTGCTGATGACGTGCGCCTGATCACCATGTGACCCATGCGTTCGTCAGAGCAGCAGTGCCCCCGCCGGTCGGGGGTGCCCCCCTGGGGCGCGTGGTTAACCCCCGTATATAAAAACGCCTAACTACCCTAGTCTACAAAGTGTTACGATTGCCCATTAAATATCATGCTGGGTAAAAAATTTTTTTCGCTATATAAAATCAATGGTAGAGTTTACTGATATGCAAAAAAATCCCGGAGAAAATATTGCTAATATAGAGGTTGATCCTGTAACTGGTGAATATTATGTAAGAGTTCCAGAATGGATTATTAGTGAATATGGATGGTATGAGGGCACAGAAATAAACATGGAGGTTGATGGTGATTGCATCGTAATAACCGAATTAGAGCGCGATTGACATCAACTAGATAATACTGTATGATACTGAAGTAATTACTTACAATTATGGCTAAAGGATTCACTGTTAAAGCAAAAGCGCCCGTAAAGAAAAAGGAAGAGTCTGAATGGGACTATGAGAAAGCACGAGAGATGCTTCGTGGTAAATCAATTGTATTTTGTCTTCCAGGACGAGGAGTTTCTTATACGTATCTGAAGAGTTTTGTACAATTGTGTTTTGATCTGGTACAAACTGGTGCTAGCATTCAAATTTCTCAAGATTACTCTTCAATGGTAAACTTTGCACGTTGTAAGTGTCTTGGTGCTAATGTGCTGCGTGGACCCGATCAGATTCCCTGGGATGGAAAGTTGCAGTATGATTATCAACTATGGATTGATAGTGATATTGTTTTTAACACTGAAAAGTTCTTTCAGTTGGTATTGATGGATAAAGATATTGCTGGAGGATGGTATGCTACTGAGGATGGTCATACGACATCTGTAGCACATTGGTTGGATGAGGATGACTTCCGTGGTAATGGTGGAGTCATGAATCATGAAACAGTTGAGAGTATCTCAAAGCGTCGCAAACCTTTCACGGTAGACTACACTGGTTTCGGATGGCTTCTAATTAAACACGGAGTGTTTGAAAATGAGCAGATGAAATATCCTTGGTTTGCTCCGAAGATGCAAATCTTTGAATCTGGTGAAGTACAGGATATGTGTGGAGAGGACGTATCGTTCTGTTTGGATGCTAAGGAAGCTGGTTTTGAAATCTGGTGCGACCCTCGTATTCGGGTTGGTCACGAAAAGACAAGGGTTATTTGACTTAATGGCTAACGAACGCTATAATATCTGGTGTAAGGGAGAACTGATCCACTCAAACCTCACAGAGGAAGAGTATATGGATACTATTGAGGATCTTGCTCAAAAGTTTTATGAAAACGGTTCTCCTAATCCAAATCAAATTGAAACTGAAATGCTTGGAGGTTAATTATGGCTATGCGTAAAGGGTTGGGTTATGTTGAAGGCGTACCCAAAAAATCTCGTCAAGGAAGTGGTAAGCACACCAAGTACGCCGCGACTTCTCGTAATAAGGCACGAAAGCGTTATCGCGGACAAGGTAAATAAGATAAGTACTTAACAAATCTTATGAGTTGCCTGATCACTAATCTTCCAGCACAAGAAGTATGGGTTCGTAAAGAATATCTAACTGATCACCAAAGTGGTCATGGTGAATTTGTAAAAGGCGTTTGGGTTTCGGCAAAGTCGATTCCTGGACGCGCTTTTTATTTTGAGACATATCTACCAGAATATGCGGCAATGTATGATAAATTGCCCATATCCGCTTTTCTCTCGGAACCAGAACTACCAAATCCTGATATGGATTTACCAAATCTACAGTTTTGGAACTGTATGGACTATGGTGTCGTGAGTATTGATAAAAAATTTATTGGAAGTATGGATTTTGAGTGCTATACACGCGATTTTGGAATCCAAAAAGGCACTTATGTTTGTACAATAGACAATTATCACAGTGATCCAGACATGGTAGACTGGGCAACGAGTGAAAATCCAGCAGAACACAAGTCACATAACTTAATTGAACTAGAAAATGGTCAATATGCACTCTATCCTAACAACAGATTGCGTATTTTTGATAATAGTTTGACTCCAGAAGAGCCAAAAATGCCCGATTTTAAGGTTTCAACTCAATATTATCAAGTTGAGAATGGATTTGAACGTCTTGGAATGGGTCGTGAAGATGAATATTTCTGGAAAACTGCTCAGGAGAGAAAAATAAATAGTGAAGAGGGATAGAAACCCCTTAAAAAGTTCTGTTTCACAGTAAACAGGAGCAAAAATGGGAAAACCTGCAGACAGAAACAAGGATTACATGTATCAGATGTGGGGAACAACCAGTTTAATAACAGATTATTGGTCTTTACCAACAAAAAAAGAGAATAGAAGAGATATTCCGTTTAGAAAAGACGTTAAAATGGATTATGAGGATTAGGGCATAAATAAAGATAAGAAATTTCTTGTCTGAATGTCTCCACAAAGGATATCAAAATCATTTAAAGACATCAGTTTATCTTTTGATTCGCATCCAGTGACAAAAGATTTGCAGATTCTTAAGAATGAGCGTGCTATTATACGCTCCATTCGCAATATTGTACAAACTATACCCACAGAAAAGTTTTTTAATCCATTATTTGGATCTGATGTGCGGTCTAGTTTGTTTAATTTTGTGGATTTTGGTACCGCATCATTGATTGAGTCACAAATTTTAACATCTATCGAAAATTTTGAGCCAAGAGTCGAAAATGTCGTTGTAGAAGTTAGTCCTTCTCCAGATACAAACGAATTTGAGGTTTCAGTTACCTTTGATATCATCGGACAGGAGTTCCCAACCCAACAATTTACATTTTTATTAGAGGCAACAAGATAAAATGCCTTTTACAAAGTTCTCAAATCTAGATTTCGATCAAATTAAGACATCCATCAAGGATTATCTTCGTGCAAATTCAAATTTCACGGATTTTGACTTTGAGGGGTCTAATTTTTCTGTACTGATCGACACATTAGCATATAATACTTACATTAACGCATTTAATGCGAACATGATTGTGAATGAATCCTTTTTGGATTCTGCAACATTAAGAGAAAATGTGGTATCTCTTGCTAGAAATATTGGATATGTACCACGCTCTAGAACCGCCTCTAAGGCGCAGATATCGTTTGATGTACAAACTACCAGCACGTCGGGAACAATCACCTTAAAACCTGGTCTGGTGTGTGTTGGGGACATAAATGACGAAACATATACATTCTCTATTTCTGAAAATATTACTACAACGATACAAAACGGATCTGCAAGTTTTAGTAATATTGATGTTAGTCAGGGAACGTATCTCACAAAGCAATTTGTTGTTGATGGTTCTTTAGATCAAAAGTTTCTCTTAGATAATTCTTTTGTCGATACATCGACGATTGTTGTATATGTAAAAGGACTTTCAGACACTGGATTGGGAAGACAGTTTAAGTTAGTAGACAATATTATAAACATTGATTCAACTTCTGAGATATATTTGATTCAAGAAGTGCAAGATGAAAAATATGAACTTTTATTTGGTGATGGATACTTTGGTAAAAAGTTGGAGAATGGTAGTGTAATTACAGTTAACTATATTGTTACTGACGGTGTAGAAGGAAATGGAGCTTCGGTATTCAATTTTGCTGGAAGTCTGAGAGGATCTTCTGATGAAATTATTGTTCCAACAAATACAATTACTATAACCACAAATCAAAAGTCTCAAAATGGTGCAGATATTGAATCAATTGATTCCGTAAAGTATTTTGCATCAAGATCATATGAATCTCAATATAGAGCAGTGACCGCCAGAGACTATGAATCAATTGTAAAATCAATATATCCAAGTACAGAATCTGTATCTGTTATTGGTGGTGAAGAAATGGATCCACCAGAATTTGGTTCAGTTACTTTGAGTATCAAACCAAAAAATGGAACATATGTTTCAGATTTTGATAAAGATCAAATATTATCAAAACTTAAGCAATATACTATTTCTGGTATCAATACTAGAATTACAGATCTTAAGATTCTATATGTTGAACTAGATTCTTCTGTTTATTATAATTCATCACTAGTTTCTTCCGTTAATTCTTTAAAAACAAAAGTAGAAACATCATTAACAAGATATTCCCAGTCTGTAGATATCAATAAATTTGGGGGAAGATTTAAGTATAGTAAAGCCCTTCAAATTATTGATAATACAGATTCTGCAATAACATCAAACATTACTAAAGTTAAAATTAGAAGGGATTTAAAAGTATTTACAAATCAACTAGCACAATATGAGATTTGTTTTGGAAATAGATTCCACGTAAATCCAAATGGATTTAACATCAAATCTACTGGATTTAGAGTTTCGAATGACCCCTCTGTTGTTTATCTTACAGATACACCAACAAATAATAAAATGGGTGTCCTTTCTTTGGTTAAAGTTGATTCTGATGGCAACAATGTCGCTGTTTCCAAAAATATTGGAGTAGTAGATTATATAAAAGGAGAGGTTCTTATTAATACGGTTAATATCGTAAACACTGTTTTACCAAACGATATTATTGAGATTCAAGCATTTCCAGAGTCCAATGATGTTGTTGGATTAAAGGATCTATATCTATCGTTTGATGTTGCTAAAAGTTCAATAAATATGGTAAGAGATGTTATTTCTTCTGGAGATAATGTATCTGGAGTCGAATTCGTTAATAATTTCTATACATCAAGTTATTCCAACGGGGAGCTAAAGAGGTCGTAATATGATCAAAACAGGTTTTGAAACTCGGGTAAAAGTACAACAGATTATTGAAAGTCAGTTACCCGAGTTTGTGTTAGATGAAAGTCCGAAAGCGGTGGACTTTTTAAAGCAATATTATATTTCTCAAGAATATCAAAGTGGTTCATCTGATATTACTGAGAACTTAGATCAGTATTTAAAATTAGACAATCTAACACCAGAAGTTGTTGTTGATTCTGCATCTCTTTCTGTAGATATTACATCTAGTGATACAACTATTGAGGTATCAAATACAAAAGGTTTCCCTCAAAAGTATGGTCTTTTGAAAATTGATAATGAAATTATTACATATACAGATACAACTGCCACATCTTTTACTGGATGTGTAAGGGGATTTAGTGGTATTACAACATATCATAGTGATGAGAATCCTGGAGAAGTAGTTTTCGAATCAACTAGTGCTTCTTCACATAGCTCTGGTGTAACTATACAAAATCTAAGTTCTCTTTTCTTGAGAGAATTTTATAAAAAATTAAAATTTTCTTTAACTCCAGGTCTAGAAGACGTTGATTTTATTTCTGATTTAAATGTTGGAAATTTTATCAAAGAGTCTAAATCTTTTTATAAGTCAAAAGGAACTGATGAGTCATTTAAAATACTCTTCAATGTATTATATGGTGTAAAACCAACTGTTATCAATCTTGAAGATTTTTTAATTAAACCATCTTTTTCGGAATATGTTAGAAGAGAAGTAGTTGTAGCCGAAGCTATTTCTGGAAATCCCTCCAATTTGATTGGTCAAACTATTAGACAATCGGATAATTCTAATATATTTGCTTCTATATCAAATGTTGATCCAATTTCTAGACAGGGTTTAACTTATTATCAACTATCCATGTTTGTTGGATATGATGATGATACTATTAATTCATCATCATTTAGTTTGCCCGGAAGAACATTAGTAGTTGAAAAGTCTATCATTGGATCCGACGTAATTACGGTTGATTCAACTGTTGGGTTTGATGATTCTGGAGACTTAATTGTTAATGGAAATACTATTTCATATACAAGTAAATCTGTAAACCAATTCTTTGGTTGTTCTGGTATAGTAGAAGAAATTAATCCAAAAGATTCTGTTCGATCAAATCTATTTGTCTACGGATATGAAAATGGAGATTTAACTAAAAAGGTTGAATTAAGATTGACCGGAGTTTTATCTTCATTTATTACACTTTCCGATAAATTTTATGTTGAAGAAGGTGATTCAGTATACGTAAGAAATCTTGGAGAATTAATTAAAAATCCTCTTGAAGACAAAACATTTAAACAAAAGTTTGCTAATTCTTGGATTTACAATACTAGTTCTAGATATCAAATTAATAGTATTGAGGGATCTTCTTTTGTTTTGGGTAGTTTAATCGATAAATCAAGTTTAAAAGTTGGTGATTCTGTTGATATTCTAATTCGTGATAGTGAAACTGTAGTACCGATTGATAGCGTACCTTTTGTACAGACAGTCAATACACAAATTAATCAAATAGTCTTAGGTAATCTTACCGGATTTGTATACGATCCATCTTTAAAGTATGATATTAGAAGAAAGTTAAAAAAAGCATCTAGTTCAGTTGTTCCATTTGAATTTGAATCTATCACATCAGATATTCAAAATGTTTATAATGAGAGTGATGAATTTATGTATATTACATCAAATTCATTACCATCATATACTTTAACTAAAAATTTATTTGAAGCGTCGATTCCTGAGGCAACAGTACCAGGATTACAAAGTTATGATCCATTAATTGAAGCATATTCAATTTTATCTTTTCCATCAAATGTACCATTTATAACGGGTGATGAAGTTCATTATTCTGCAGAAAATGATCCTATTCCAGGATTAGAGAATGGTGGAGTTTATTATGTTGAAGTTCTCTCAGATTTAAATCAGATAAAATTATATATTTCTAGATCATTTATTGGAAGTATTAATAATATAACATTTAAAACATTACCACCCAATTCTGGATCTCATAGATTTGTATTAAATTCCCAGAAATCTGGTATTATTTCCCCACAGAAAATTCTAAGAAAGTTTCCACTACAAACTAATATTGCTGATGGAAAGTCTGATGAAACTGTTCCAGGTAAAGTTGGTGTATTGATTAATGGTGTTGAAATCGATAGTTATAAGTCAGATGATAGAATTTATTATGGTCCAATTGAAGATACGACTGTTTTAAATCCAGGTAGTGGATATGATGTTATAAATCCACCACTATTAGAATTTGTAGATGGTGTTGGGACAGGAGCTAAAATTCAACCTGTAGTTGCTGGTTCTATAGAAAGAGTTGTTATAGATCCACAAGATATTGGATTAGAATCAATTGTTTCTATTGCACTAACAGGTGGAAATGGTACTGGAGCTGCATTTTCTCCAGTATTAAATAGACAAAAATTTAGAGATATTGAGTTTAGTGCAAAATTATCTACAGATAATGGTGGTGTAGATCTTTCATTCGATACTATTACGTTTTTGGAACCACACCTTCTAAACAATGGTGATCTTATTACATATAACAAAAATGGAAATGATCCTTTAGGAAAAGGGACTTTTGATGGTTCTAACGCCTATTCTGGAGAAACATTAGTTGATGCTGCATCATATTATGCAGAGATTGTAAATTCTACAACTGTTAGATTGTATGAAAACACTAAAGATCTTGCAGTTGGTATTAATACCGTTGGATTTACTGAGTTTGGTAATAGTGGTATTCATAAATTTAAAACAGCAGATCCAAAAGTTATTCTCCAGGATATTCTAGTTTTAGATCCTGGAAGTAAGTATGAAAACAGAAAACTAATTGTAAAACAATCTGGAATATCAACATATTATGATAAAATTACATTCAATAATCATGGATTTAATAATGGTGATCTGATAGAATATGAATATGAAACAAATTTAATTGTTGGTCTTTCTTCTAACACCAACTATAGAGTTTTAAAGATAGATGATAACTCTTTTAGGTTATGTGAAGATATAATAGAAAGTGGTAGAACCCTTTCAAATTTTGAGCGTCAAAAATACATAAATTTTGAGTCACAAGGATCTGGATATCAATATTTCAAATATCCTGATATTAAATTTAGCATTAATTATTCTTCTGTTGGAGTTGGTACAACAGCAAAAACTGTTGGAGTTATAACAGCAACTCCAATAATTAGGGGTGAGATTGTTGATACATATCTCTACGAATCTGGTTCTGATTATGGATCTAAGACTTTAAATTTCCACAGAAAACCAAACATTGTAATTAAAAATGGAAGAGATGCTGAAATTAAACCGATTGTAAATAATGGATCTATTACTAAAGCAATTGTTCAGTATGGTGGTAAGGAATATTATTCAACTCCAACACTAACAGTAATTGGTGAGGGTAGTGGTGCTGAATTGAGACCAGTAATAGAAAATGGTAAAATAATAGATGTTGTAATTACAAAATCTGGAATTGGATATACTGCACCAACTACTAGTATAAATGTAGAGTCGGCAGGAATTAATGCTTTAGTAGATTCCAATGTTAGATATCTTTCTGTTGATAAGAAAGTAAAATATGGTGAAGAGATATTAGATACTGGAGAGAAAGGTCTTCAGTATTCTATTACAGGGTATAATACAAAACTACAGAATGAGTTTAAAGATACTGATTCTTCAAAACATTCTCCAATCATTGGTTGGTCCTATGATGGTAATCCAATTTATGGACCATACGGTTATTCTGATGCTGAAGATATCAATTCACCGTCTAGAGTCCTTACCACTGGTTACATTTTAGATTCAGAATCTGTTGTAAATAGACCAACTGGATTTACACCAGGATTCTTCATTGAAGACTATAGATATGCAGAATCTGGAGATTTGGATGAACACAATGGAAGATTCTGTAAAACACCAGAATTTCCTAATGGTGCATATGTTTATTTTGCAGCATTAGATAACGAAAACATTGGTATAAGTTCTTTCCCATATTTTGTTGGTGATAGTTATAGATCTCCATTTATTAAAGAAAATAGATCGTTATCACAATCTTTTGATTTCAATAATTCTGTTTTGGTAAGAAATACATTACCATACAAGTTAAATGATAATAATGCGGGTAATGATTTTGTATATGAATCATATGAGTTTGCTAAACACGAAGCAAAAATTGATTCTGTATTAAGTAGTTCGATAGTTGATACTGATATTATTGGTGTAGGAACTGATTATAAAATTAAAGATGAGATAGTATTTGATAATACAGGAACTGGTGGAAATGGATTTAGATCTATAGTCTCCAAGTTAACTGGAAAAAATGTTGTAGATTTGTCTACAAATATAGATTCTTATTATGACGCAGTAATTATTAGAGATACCCCAGACTCATTAAAAGTAAAAATATCTCCATCTCATGATCTTAATAATAGAGACTATGTTGCTTTATCTGGATTTACAACATCTCTGACCAAACTTAAAAAGTTAAATCAAATTGGAATCGTAACAAACTCGACTTTTGTATCAAAAGATATTCCTACAAATTCTGTTATTGGTTTAGCTACAGATGTTTACGTTAATGAAATTCCAGATAATGTTTCTATAGGAAGCACTGTAAAAATTGGATCAGAATTAACATCTCTTCTAAATGTTTTTCCAGAACAAAAGATTATTAGAGTTATAAGAAATGTTGGGTCTGCACATACTACAACTACACCAATATATTTTGAGCCAGATACATTTACAATTTCGGCATCTGTTGATTCTTTTGATTCTAAGTTTAATGATAAGGTCTTCTTTAAACCATCAGAAGCCATTGGATTTGGTGCAAGCGTTGGTGTAAACTCAACGACATCATTTAATCTTGGTGTTACTACTGATAGAGTTGCAAGTTATACTAGAGCAATTGAAACTCAATCTATTTTTATCAAAGATCACCCATTTTCTAATAATCAGGAAGTTATTCTTACTGTACCAAATTCTCATAGTAAAATTGAAGTATCTTCTTCAACTTTTGGATCTACATTTAACATACCATCCTCTGGATCTTCACAAACAGTCTTTATTTCAAATAAGACAAAAAATACTATTGGAATAAAGACAACTAGAACATCATCAGAAGTATTCTTTATAAGTGATGGTGGATCTGCGGATAGTTATGAATATTCTTTAGAGAGTAATTTCCCCCAGGTCAAGACAAAAGTACAAAAGATAAAGACAACAGTTTCAGTTTCAACAGATCATGGACTAAAGAACAGAGATCAAATTACTCTAGAAGTAAATCCAAATAAAACTGTTGGTGTTCAAACATTTAGTTCAGTCTATGTAAAATTTGATGAAGACTCCCAAAAACTACTAATCAATCCTATTGGATTTACTTCCGAAAGTGTTGATATAACAAATGATTTAATTACTTTAACATCACACAAATTAAAAACAGGTGATAAGGTTTATTATAAATCTGAAGATTTAATTTCGTCTGGATTAACCACTGGAGCATATTTTGTATACAAATTTGATGATAATAGAATTAGACTTTGCGAAAGTTACAATGATTCTGTTTCCAATCCACCAATACACGTTAGTGTAGGTTCTACCGGTGGTATTTTGCATGAATTAAGTTTAATCAATCCAGAATTAATATCTGTAAGAAATAATAGTTTGAAGTTTGATCTATCAGATTCTTCTCTGAATGGATATGACTTCAATTTCTACTTTGACGAAGAATTTGCTGATCAATTCTTATCCGTAGAATCTTCATCAAATTTTGTAGTATCTGGTGTAGGAACCATAGGAGTTTCTACTAATGCGTCACTAACATTAAATTATCTTGATGATATTCCACAAAAACTTTTCTATGCAGCAAAAACTCCTTCTGGATACATTAGCACATCAGATAGAGATGTAAATAATTCTTCTCAAATTAATTTTGAAAATAGTTTGTATAATGGAACATATGAAATTACAGGAGTTGGTGCTACGACTTTTGATATTTCGCTGACAAGAGAACCAGAAGTCTTATCATATACGTCTTCAGAATGTGATATTCTTAAGTATGAAACCACATCTACAAACACTACAGGTGGTATTGCTGGAGTTAAAATTCTTTCTACTGGAAACAAATATAAAAAGTTACCAGCATTTAAAGAAATCATATCTAAAAACGGAACTGGTGGATTTCTAATTGCAAAATCAAATAATATTGGAAAAATAAATCAAATTACAATCTCCAATCAGGGATATGAATATCCAAGTGATAAAACTTTAAGTCCAGTCGCATTTATCCCACCATTAATCAAATTAAAGTCTTCACTTAAAGTTAATTCTGTTGGTGTTTCAAGTGGTGGTAGTGGATATTCATACCCACCAGATGTAATACTTGTTGACTCTGTAACTAGAGAAATATATGATAGTGGTCTTTTGGAAGTATCTTTAGATAACAGAACTATAGGTTCAATAAAAATTGTAGAAACTCCATATGGACTTTCTGAAAATGAGACTGAAGTGTTGACTATTAATAATGATAATGGTTATTCCATTAATAAGATTGAAGCTTCTTCTGGATTTGCTACTTGCTATCTCTCCACACCAGTGCTTGGATTTACCACTCCACCATTTGATATTGGAGATCAAATATTTGTAGAAGGACTAGTAAATTCAGATTCTGGTACTGGATATAATTCTAGTGATTATGGTTATAGATTCTTTACTGTTTCTGGATTTACAAATACAATTCCAGCAACTGTAGAATTTAGTGTTTCTGGACTTTCAACTAATCCTGGAGTTGCAAAAACAACTCAAGATGGAATACCATCTATTATCAACTACAAAAATTATCCACTCTTCTCTTTAGAAAAATCTTTTAGTAAATTTAGAAATGGAGAAACATTATTAGTTTATATTGGTGATGAATATATCGAAACTGATCTTGAAATTATAGAATCTTCAGATGAAAATGTGAAAGTATTTGGAGATTATGTATTAAAGGTAAATGATAAGATAAAAGGTAGCAAATCTGGAACTATAGCGACAATAAACACTATTGAAGAAAACTTTGGTAAATTTAATATTGGAGTAAAACTTAGAAAAGATTTAGGTTGGAAAAATGATGTTGGTAAACTTAACGATGATAAACAATTTATCCCAGATAATGATTATTATCAAAATCTTTCTTATTCAGTTAAGAGTCCTATAGAATATGATGAAATGTCTATTCCAGTCAATAGACTTTTGCATCCATCTGGAATGAAAAATTTTGCAGATACTGAAATTCAACAAAATGTTTCTGCAGGAATTAGGACAACAGAAGATAACTCATTTGAGATTCTAGACTTTATAAATGAAGATCGGGTTGATCAAGTTCAGCATTTCGATCAAGTTTTTGATATTGATTCTATAGGTAATAAAACTAAATTTGTAAAACTAGAAAACAAAAAGTTAACAAGTTTTATTGAGTGTGTTTCCAATAGAGTATTACAAATAGATAATATAAGATCTAGATTCTCTAACGTTGGTCTAGAAGAATCTGACCAAAATATAATTGATAATGATGATGAAAATTTTGGTGGATTTGCTAGATACTTGATTCAAATTGTAGATACTGATAGAACAGAATATCAGTTAAATGATGTTGTTGTTATTAGTGACTTAGAAAATAACTTTATATTAGAAAAATTATCACTAACAAATCAAGAACTTCCAATCGCAAGTATTGATGGTGGAGTAGATTTATTTAAAAATAACTACATTGCATTTAATGCGGTAGATCCATATACAAAAGATTATGATATTAAAATCTTATCGAATAAATTTGCAACAGATTTGGTTGGAGTTGGAACTACCTCATTTGGATTAGCTAATTTAACTTCTGCAATTAAAAATGTTCCCGCAGGAATTACATCATCTATAGTATCTTTCTCTGCAGATGAATATAGTTCTCTATATTTCAATATTTACTCTAAAAACACTATTACTAGTGAATCAAATTATTCAGAAATATATGTAAATCATGATGGTGTAGATGTTTACATATCGGAATATTATTATAATACTGATGAATCTATTACTGCATCTCTAACTCAATTGGGAGAGTTTGACGCATCTTTATCCAACGGAATATTATCTTTAAACTTCACCAATACTGAGCAAAATAATGTAAGACTTGGAGTTAAATCTATCGGATTTGGTACTGAAGGACTTGGAATTGGTACTTATAGATTTAAAAATGAAGAACAAACCGATGAAACAGAAAGAACCGCAATTTATGAAACTAATTATTCAAATTCTTCGGGTATTACAACAGTAGTATCTGCATCTAGATCTTTATTTACAACAATAAAATCAACTTTAAATGTAAGTGTCGGTTCTACAAGCGCATTATATCAAACTGCAGTACTAAATGAGTCTGATGGTGATACACATTTAGCAGTTTATCAACCTCTTTCAGTTGGAAGTACAAGTGGAATTGGAACTTTTGGATCTGGTATTTCCGGATCCAATGTTGAGTTAGTCTTTTATCCAGATTCTACAATTACAGACAATGTTGAGATATCATCATTCAGTGAATTGGTTTATACAGATTTTGATTTACAAAATAGACCAGATGATTTGGAATATGGACCAATAAAAGAGTCCCATTCTTTTATTGAATATGGTGGTATTAATGGTGCTAGAGTTGAAAGAAAAGATTTTGATCTTTTCCATGAAAAAACTCCTATTTTTGAAAAGACATTTAATCCATCTAAAACTAGAATTTTGGATCCAGCAACTGGAATATTTACAATAACAAATCACTTCTTCAATACTGGAGAGGAATTAATTTATACTCCAGAGTCTACCTTAAGTGATATTTCTCCTGTTGGTATCGCAACCGCTGGTGGAACTCTCCCTTCAGAAGTATATGTTATAAAATTAACAGAAGATACGTTTAAGTTAGCAAAATCAAAATCTCTAGCAGAGTCTGGAATTGGTGTAACATTTACATCTATTGGTGCAGGAAATGCACATAAACTTGAAATGACTAAAAAACTTGAAAAGTCATTGATAACTATCGATAGTCTAGTCCAATATCCAATAACATATTGTCTAGTATCCCACACCTTACTTAATAACTATGGAGGATCTGTTGGAGTTGGAACTACTTATATTTCTTTGAGTGGTATTTCTTCAATAAGATCTGGTGATCTTTTAAAAATTGAAGATGAATTTGTTAAAGTTGTAAATGTTGGATATGGAGAAACTAGTTTAGGTCCAATAACAGGTATTGGAACAACAAATTTGGTATTCGTTGAAAGAGGTGCAGTTGGTACTGCGGAAACATCTCATGCAGATTTATTAACTGTTGATCTTTATAGAGGTTCTTATAATCTTAAAGGAAATAAAATTCACTTTACAGATGCTCCTGCTGGTGATTTCAGATCTTCAAGAGATGCTAGTAATTTGAATTACTTTAAATCTGATTTCACAGGTAGAGTCTTTTTGAGAAAAGATTACACTACAAATCAACTATATGATAATATATCTGAAAGTTTCACCGGAATTGGACAAACTTATACATTAACTACTAGCGGATTAAACACTGTTGGTCTCGGTACTCAAGGTGGAAATGGAGTTTTGTTCATTAACAATATGTTCCAGGCACCAAGTTCTGATAATAATCCAATAAACAACTTCAATATTATTGAAGATACAAATATTGGTATAAGCAGTATTATCTTTAGCGGATCTTCTGCAGATCCTAGTCAAGAAGACATTATATCTGCTTATGACGTAAATGAAAATCAACTTCCAAGAGGTGGAGTGATTGTTTCTCTAGGATCTACTGGTGGTTTGGGAATTGCACCTCTAGTTGGAGCATCAGTTACCGCAGTAATTGATGGTAGTGGATCTATTACAGCTGTTGGTGTAGGAACTACTGATGTAGTTGGATCTGGATATTATGGAACTGTTTCTGTAGGAGTTACTGATTCAAATCACACTGGAACGGAAGCATCTATTACAGCAACAGTTGGCGTTGGTGGTTCACTATCATTTACTATTGGTGATGGTGGATCTGGATACACAAATCCAATTATTCAACTCCCATCACCATCATATAGTAATTTACCTGTACAGGGTGTATCTAGACTTGGTATTGGTGCAACAACTGATGTGGGAACTGGATTACTTCTTAATTTAGAAGTTGGTGCAAGCAGCACAACTGGTATTGGTTCAACTTTGCATGAAGTAAAATCCTTTAAGATTGTAAGAAATGGTTATGGATTTAATCTTGGAGATGTAATAACACCAGTTGGTCTAGTTACTGAAAAAGGAATACCAAATCCATTATCAGAATTTGAGTTAACTGTTACTGATACATTTACAGATACTTTTGCATCATGGCAGTTTGGTGAATTGGATTATATTGACTCAATCAAGTCTTTCCAAGATGGAAAGAGAAAGAGATTTCCACTTTTCTATGATGGATCTTTACTAAGTTTTGAAACTCCTGATAGTAATGTTACTATTGATCTAAATTCACTTTTAATGATATATGTAAATGGCGTCCTTCAAGAACCAAATGAAAGTTATATCTTTAATGGAGGTTCTTCTTTTAGTTTCGTGATTCCTCCAGATCCTAGCGACATTATTTCAATATTCTTCTATAGAGGAACTAAAGGTGAAGATAGTAGTCTTGTTGAAATTGATGAAACAATAAAGGTTGGAGATACAATAAGAATTGAACAAAATGATGCAATTCCAGAGACTATTGGACAGAATCCTAGAGATGTTACTAATTTACCAACCTCAGATAAGATTGAAACCGCAAATTACAATCAAAATGGAATAGATCAGGAAAATGCTAGACCATTAACTTGGATAAAGCAAAAAGTTGATAAGATTATTAATAATGAATTTGTTTATAAGGTAAGAGATTCTATTGAGTCTCAAATTGTTCCTGTTTCAAAGATAATTTATGATGTAAATGTTTCGGATACTCAAGTTTTTGTTGATAATTCACCATTATTTAATTATGAGGAAAATGAATCGAATATAATCATATCTGAAGTTGATGGTATTATTGTTGATAACATTGTAGATCCAGTGTCTGCTTCTATAACTGCAACTGTATCTTCTAATGGAACTATTGGATCTTTAACTATTAATGATGGTGGTAGCGGATATTCTGGTTCATCTGTAGATCTAAAACTTTCTTCACCTAGAAATATTGGAATTGGTACTACAGCAACTGCAACGGCATCTATTACAGCAGGAGTTATTACATCGGTTACTATAACTAATCCTGGTCTTGGATATAGTGTCCTTACTCCACCTCAAGTAATTGTACCATTACCAAATGTCTCATATGAAAATGTTACTAGTATTACTGGAGTGGAAGGTTTTAGTGGTATTATTACTGGTATTTCAACAACAGTAGGAAAAATTTCCAATACTACATTTACAATTACAGTTTACAATGACGGTGGTGGAAATAAGTATTACGTTAATGGAGTTAAGCAAGATACACTTTCTCTACTGAGAGGTAATACTTACATATTTGATCAGAGTGATTCTTCAAATGGAACCCACGAAATAAGAATATCGACAACTAGTGATGGCACTCATAATAGTGGTACTCAATATACAGATGGTTGGACTTATACTGGATCCGCTGGTACTGATGGAGAAGGAACTTTCGTTGTTCCTTTGGATGCTCCAGATACATTATATTACTATTGTGTAAATCACAGTGGTATGGGCGGAACAGCAAATATTGATGAATTGAGAGCATTACAATTTGATCTATCAGTAAAATCACCAACAACTTTTACTGGAACCAATCTTTCTGCAGGTTATGTAATTTCAATCTTCAATACAGTAGTTGGTTCTGGCGTAACTTCTATAGACACTTCAGAATCAGCAACGATTGGAATTGGAACTGAATTTTTAGATAATGTATATAAAATTAGTACATATACTGGTATTGGAGCAACTCAAGCATCAATTGTATGTAACATTGTTGATTCTCCATCTGTCGCTGGTATTGATACTTTTGGTTATGAACAACTTGGGGAATTTTCTTGGGGAAGACTTTTTGGATTCTCCAGATCATCATCACCTATTTCTATCGGAGTTACTGGAAAAACTGTTAATTCTGGATTATCAACGTTCCCAACGATACAAAGAAGGGGATATGGATTAAGAGATAATGGTGCTTTGAAAAAAGATCTCTTATAGAATATAAATAGATCTAAAAGCTGAGTAATATGTCTGCTCTTGTTACAGATCAATTTAGAATATTCAATGCGAATAATTTTGTTGAATCTATAGAAAATTCTTCAAATTCGTATTATGTTTATGTTGGTCTTCCAAACCCAGCAGCAGTTGGTTTTGGAAGAACTTCTGATTGGGACACAAACACACCAAGTCCTGTTGATAACTTAGATTACGAATATCATTATAAAGATAACATGATGTTTGGTAAAAAAGTTACTGGACTAAATGTTAGAAGATTGGTAAGAAGGATTGATTGGAGTCGTGGAACCAAGTACGAAATGTATCGTCATGATTATAGTATTACAAATAGATCACCAATCACAAATTCTACACGATTGTATGATGCAAATTATTATGTAATTAACTCAGACTTTAAAGTTTATATTTGTATTGATAATGGATCTTCTGGTAATAACCCTCTAGGTAATGCTTCTCAAGACGAACCAACATTTACGGACTTAGAACCAACAAAGGCTGGTGAAAGTGGAGATGGTTATGTTTGGAAATATCTATTTACAGTTTCTCCAAGTGATATTATTAAATTTGATTCTACAGAATATATAACAGTACCAAATAATTGGAGTACATCAACAGATGCTCAAATTCAGTCTGTTAGAGAAAATGGTGATTCTACTGCAAATGATAACCAAATTAAAAAAATATATATTGAGAATGAAGGATCCGGTTATTCGAGTGGAACTGGTCAAGTAGTAGATATCATTGGAGATGGAACTGGCGGTCAAGTTGTTTTAGATATTGTTGGTGGTAAAATTACAAATGCACAAGTTTCGTCTGGTGGAAAAGGATATACATATGGAATCATTGATACAGGAAATTTAAATGCATCATCAAATCAGAATGCAAAACTAGTTCCAATCATTCCACCATCTAGAGGTCATGGGTATGATTTATATAAAGAACTTGGTACTGATAAAGTTTTAGTTTATGCTAGATTTGATGATTCTACTAGAGATTTTCCAGTAGACACTAAATTTTCTCAAATTGGTTTAGTTAAAAATCCAGTTTCTTTTGGTTCTACAGAAATTTATCAAGCGGCAGAATATTCTTCACTGAACGCAATTAAATTTACATCAACATCTGGATCAGTTGCTGCAGGTGATATTATTTCTCAAACAGCAACTAATGGAACTGCAAAGGGATATGTTGCTTCATTTGATACTGAAACTAATGTTTTAAAATATTACACTGATAGAACTTCAAATTACAATTCAACAACATTTGATCAAAAAGATTATCTTGGTATTTCAACCACTGGAAGAATTTATGGTTTTGAGTCGTCATCAAATCCAGTAACCAGTGATGGTGGATTCTCTGGATCTGTTGATGTTAATTTTACTGGAATTACAACTAATCCAACAGGCACTAAAATCATAAGTTTAGGTTCTCAATTTACAAATGGTCTTGCTACTCCTGAGATAAATAAAGAGTCGGGGGATTTAATTTATATTGATAATAGACCTCTTGTTTCAAGAAACTCTAGACAAAAAGAAGACGTTAAAATTATCCTGGAATTCTAAAAAATGGCTCAAAGAACAAACCTCAATATAAATCCATATTATGATGATTTTGATGCCAATAAACAGTTTTATAAAGTTTTATTCAATCCAGGTCGTCCAGTACAGGCTAGAGAATTAACAACTCTGCAATCAATATTGCAGGACCAAGTAGAAACTTTTGGAAGTCATATATTTAAAGAAGGTGCGATGGTAATTCCTGGCGGAGTTACTTTTGATCCAGAATTTTATGCGGTAAAATTAAACCCAACAAATTTGGGTGTAGATGTATCAGTATATTTAAATCAACTTTTAGGTAAAAAAATAACGGGAGAATCTTCTCAAGTTAATGCAGTTGTACAATATGTTCAATTACCAAATGATGAAGTAGAATATCCAACTTTATATGTAAAATATTTAAATTCAGATAGTGAGTTTGAAATCGGTTCTTTTAGAGATGCTGAAGAATTAGTTTGTGAAGAAGAAATAACTTATGGAAATACTACAATTAACGTCGGTGTTCCATTTGCATCATCAATAACAGAAGATGCAACTGCCGTGGGATCTGCAGTTTCTATTAATGAAGGTGTTTATTTTATTAGAGGATATTTTGTAACTGTCTCTAAAGAAACAATTATTTTAGATTATTATTCAAGCAATCCATCATATAGAATTGGATTGAAAGTAAATGAAGAGATTATAACTGCAAAAGATGATGAATCTTTATATGATAATGCCAAAGGATTTACAAACTTTGCATCTTCCGGTGCTGATAGATTTAAAATATCTACCAGTCTAGACAAAAAAGATTTAGATGACCTAGACGATACTGATTTCATCGAATTGATGAGAGTTGGTGATGGTCAAGTTAAAAAAATACAAACGAAAGAATCTCAGTACTCTTTCATAAGAGATTATATTGCACAAAGAACTTATGATGAGTCTGGAGATTATGCTGTAGATCCATTTAAGATTTCCGTCAACAATTCTTTAAATGATAGAGTTGGAAGTGATGGTTTATTTTTCAGTGATGATATTACACCTGACGGAAATACCCCATCAGATGATTTAATGTGTGTAAAATTATCTCCTGGAAAAGCATATGTTAGGGGATATGATATCACTAAAACAGATGTATCAATAATTGATGTTGAAAAACCAAGAGATACCGAAACTGTATCTGGAGTAAATGTCCCTTTTCAAATGGGTAACATTCTCAGAGTAAACAATGTATCTGGTGTTGCACAAAATAAACAAACAATATCTCTTTATAGTAAATTTAAAAACGGAACAACTTCTCCAAATGGATTTAAAATTGGAGAAGCAAGAGTATATAATTTTAAAGTAACAGATTCAAAATATACTGATGCGACTACAAGGTGGGATTTATCTCTATATGATATTCAAACATATACAGAGATAACTTTAAATCAAGCAATATCTACAGAAGAACTTCCAGCATCTTCTTTTGTAAAAGGAAAGAGCAGTGGTGCTAGTGGATATGCAGTATATGCCGGTGGAAATACTACTGTTTTAACTTTAAGACAAACTTCTGGAACTTTTATTAGAGGTGAGCAATTAATTATAAACGGTGCTGAAACTAAACCAAGAAGTATTTCAAGAATTCAAGTTTTTAACATTGGTGACGTTAAGTCTGTTTATCAGGCAGCAGATAGTGGAAATGGATATCCAAAAGCATTTCTAGCCAATACTGAATTAGAAAAAGTTACAGCAAAAGGTTTTTCATCTTTAGATAAAATAACCATTAGTGCTGATGATGGATTTGGTAATTGTAGTGTAACTGCTGCTGGAAAGTCATTCTTAGGAATTTCTTCAGAATCGATAATTAGATATCAGAGACCAGGAGAAGAAGATGAAACATATTCAAGAGTTAAATCCGTTAGTCTTGATGGAAAAACTTTAAATATTGGATCACTAACTTCGGTTGTAGGTATATTTACAGGAGCATCCCCTGGTGCAGAGTTGCAAACTACATTTTCTCTTGGAGTTGCACAAATTAGAAATCAAGATTCTGGATTCTTATATGCAGAACTACCAAACAAAAATATCGCTTCTGTAGATTTATCATCTTCTAATTTAGTCGTAACACAACAACTTACTGGAGAATCAACTAATGGAGATGGTACTTTAACGTTTACTGATTCACAGTTAACAGGAATCAGTAGTGCATTCCTTGAACCATTTGATGTTGAAAATTATTCCGTACACTATTCTGATGGTACAATTGCACCATTGTCTTCAGATCAGTTTACTCTGTCAGGTAATACAGTAACTATAAATGGTTTAGAAACTTCGGAGAGTGATCTTGTAGTTAATGTTACCGCAAAGAAAAATGGTGTTCAGAGTAAATCAAAAGATTATACAAGAAGTACCACGTTAAATATTAATTATTCAAAGAATCAACAATCTGGAACTGGAATAAGTACATCCATTAATGATGGTCTAACTTACAATCAGTATTATGGTTTGCGTGTACAAGATGAAGAGTTATCTTTAAATTATCCAGATGTTGCAAATGTTATTGCAGTTTATGAATCATTAAATACCGCAAATCCAACTTTAGATACCATTCAAGTAGGATCTCTTGCTAATGTTGATGATAATGCAATAATTGGAGAAAATATTATTGGAGCTAATGGCGCTTATGCCAGAATAGTTACAAAACCAGCTTCTAATACTTTAGGAATAGTCTATCTAAACAGTGATAGATTTGTTCAGTACGAAGATTTATATTTTGAAGACTCTAATCTTGAGACAGAGGTTGAGTTAATTACTCCGGGATCTTATAAAGACATTACAAAGAATTATATCTTAGATTCTGGTCAGAAAGATCAATATTACGATTATTCTAGATTATCTAGAAAGAAAAAGGCACCAGAACCATCAAATAGAATAATGGTCGTATTTGATCATTATACAGTTTCTACAGAAGATGATGGTGATGTATTTACTGTATTAAGTTACAAAAAAGATAGATATCAAAATGATATCCCAGAAATAGAATCAACAGGAGAAAGACTAACAGATATTCTCGATTTTAGACCAAGAGTTTCTGTTTTAGATTCATCTACTGCAACAGCATCTCCATTCGACTTTGTTTCTAGATCATTTGGTTCTAATCCAAAACACTTGATTTCTCCAAATAGTAGTTCTATAATTGGATATGATTATTATCTTGGTAGAATTGATAGATTATACTTGAATAAGTATGGTGAGTTTATCTTAGATAAAGGTATTTCTTCTTCCAACCCACAAGCTCCTAAGAGAGTTAGTGAGGTTATGGAAATAGCATCAATAGTTCTACCACCATATCTTTATAGAACTGAGGATGCTTCAATATCTCCTATTGATAATAAGAGATATACCATGAGAGATATTGGTAAAATTGAAAATAGAGTAGCAAATTTAGAAGAAACTACTTCACTATCATTACTTGAACTCAATACAAAAACTTTCCAAGTAAAAGATGCGGATGGTTTAGATAGATTTAAAACTGGATTTTTTGTAGATGACTTTAAAAATAATGAATTTATTGATTCACTCGTTTCTTCATCTGAAGTTGATAGATCTAGAAATTTATTGAAACCTATTACATCTAGAAATGAAATAAAAACTCAACTAGCACCTAAAGAAAATATAAGTGAAGATTCTTTAGATTTAAGTACTAATTTAGAACTTTTGGATTCTAACGTTAGGAAGTCTGGACCTTTCGTTACTTTAGATTATAAGGAAGTTGGTTGGATTGAACAATCAATTGCAACAAGAATAGAAAATGTAAATCCTTTCCATGTAGTTGAGTATATTGGTAATATTATACTTGAACCATCATCTGATAGTTGGGTTAGAACTATTAGATTAAATGAAAGAGTTACTAGACGTACTCAAATAAACACTTCAGTCAACACTAGAAATGCAACTCGTGATGACCTCACCGTTGAAGAAAGAACTATACGTAGAGGTAATAGAGGTGCAATAAGAATAAGTGTATCTGATACTACAACTTTACAAGATACTAGGTTTGAACTTACTTCGAGTGTTACAGATACTTCTTCAGTATCAATTTCGAGTAGAGATGTAACTCTTTCTAGTGGTACTGAAAAGTACATGAGATCTAGAAATACTCAATTTAGATCATCTAATTTAAAACCGTTCACCAGATTTTATCAGTTCTTTGATGGAAATAAATCAGTAGATTTCATTCCAAAATTACTCGAAATTTCCGTAAATAGAGATCTTAAAGGTTTTGGATCTAGTGGAGTATTCCAAGTTGGAGAAACTGTAATTGGTTCTGTTGGTGGTAATAGATTAATTAAATTTAGAGTTGCACAATCTAATCACAAGTCTGGTGGATTTAATAATCCAGATGATACATTTAACTTAAATCCATATAATAGGACAGAAACAATACCTGCAGTTTATAGTGGTTCATCTAAAATTTTAAATGTAGATACTTTTTCATTATCAGAAGAAGCTCAAGGAAGATTCCATGGTTATGTAACTAAAGGAATGCAACTTACTGGTCAAACTAGTGGTGCCGTAGCATTTGTAAAAGATCTTCGTTTGGTTTCTGATGAAATTGGAGAACTTATTGGATCTTTCTTCCTAAGAGATCCTAATGCAGATCCAGCACCTCCTGTAAGAGTTGGAACTGGAACAAAGACTTATAAACTAACTTCAAGTAAGTCGAATGCTACACCAATTAGAGGAGATAAGTCCATCTCTACTGCAGAAGCAACGTATCTCTCACAAGGAACTTGGGAAACTAGACAGGTTCAAACTGATGAACTTACAACTATTGATAGACAAATCAACATAACAAATACCAGGGTAAATACGTTCCTTAGAAGAATCACAACTACTATAAGAAGAGTAGATCCTCTTGCACAATCATTTACGGTTGGTGATGCTCCAGGTGAAAGAAACAATATCAACAGTACTGAAGATATTGAAGGTGCATTCTTAACTGGTGTTGATATCTTTATGCGTAGTAAAGATGATGTGACACCACTAACGGTTGAAATTAGAACAGTTGAATTTGGGGCACCAACTTTAACAAGAATTGGTAATGCTAAGGTCCTAAAACCAAGTCAAATCAATATTTCTGAAGATGCATCGGCAGCAACTCATGTTGTTTTTGATTACCCAATATTCCTCCCACCAGGTCAACAATATGCGGTTGTGTTGTTAGCACCAGAAAGCATTAAATATGAAGCATGGATTGCTCAAATGGGAGAAGAATCCGTAAATCGTAGTAGTCTTTCAGCTGAAAATGCTAGATATACTCGTCAATTCGCGGTTGGAAGACTTTATAAGTCCCAAAACGGTGGAGAGTGGACTCCAGATGATTATCAAGATCTTAAGTTTAAACTGTATAAAGCAGAATTTACTTCGACTTCTGGTGTATTAACTTTCTATAATCCATCACTTAATGAAAGTAATGGTTATTCACAAAGATTGGATGAAAATACCGTCACAGGACACACTAAGAGAGCATCTATTGGTATTGTTACCACTTCAAATACTGATCTCATTGGTATTTTAACTGGAGGTAGAAAAGTCTCCGAAAGTGTGAAAGGATTTAATTATGGTCATGTTGTTGGTACGGGAAGTACTGTTGAAACAGTTGGTGTATCGACTGGTGGATTAAATTATAGCGGATCTTCTCAATCGAATGTTAGTACCTTTGCTATCACTGGAAGAGGAACTGGATTGAAGTTAGATTTAACAATTACTTCTGGATCTGTTACTGGTGCTACAGTAACTGAAAAAGGAAATGGTTATGCTGTTGGTGATTTGGTTGGTATTGTTACTTCAACAGCAGGGAACACTGGATTTGGAGCTGAAATAACAGTAACTGCATCAAATGGAGTTGATACTCTATATCTTGATAATGTTCAGGCGCAATCATTTACTGTTGGATCTCAACTGAAATATTTTAATGATAGTGATGTTGCAGTTTCTCTTGCATCTACAACAATTACATCATACACAGAATATGGAAATGAAGAAAAAGGAAACGCATTAAGATTGGAACATTTCAATCATAGTATGTATGCTGCAAATAATAAAGTTGAAATTAGTGGAATTGAGTCTAGTGAAGAACCAACTACATTAACAGCACCAATTTTAACAGGTGACGCTTTTATTAGTGTTGCAGATACTTCAAGATATTCTGTTTTTGAAGGTATGGGTGTTGGTGCTACAAACTTTGGATATTTTAAAGTTGAAGATGAAATTATTGGATATGAGTCTGTTGGAAGTGGTACTTTAGAAGCTCTTTATAGAGGATTGGATGGTACAGTTGCGGTAGATCACCCATCTGGATCTACTGTAACCAAGTATGAATTAAATGGAGTATCTCTAAGAAGAATTAACACAACTCATGATATTAGTGATTTTGGTAATGATGTTTATGGTTACTATGTGGAGTTTGATAGAACTGATGCTAGCGGAAAATGTACTGATAGAAGCACTGATGGATCTTTGAGTGGTAATCCACAACTATCATTTAATAAAACTAGTGGCGCTGGTGGTAAAAATGCATATGCTACGGAAAATATTGTTTATGATACAATTATTCCAAATTATACCGCATTTACTCCAGGAAGAACAAGAACAACTGCACAGATTAGAACTGTAACGGGAACAAGTATTTCTGGATCTGAAGTTTCATTTGCAGATGCTGGATATGAAACTGTAGAATTGAATACACCAAATAAACTAAGTTCTATTAGAATGATATGCTCAAAAGCAAATGAGACTGAATACTTATCAAACATGCCTAGAAATAAATCATTCACATCCGAGTTAACTTTAACAACGGATAATAAATTTATTTCACCATTTATTGATCTTGACGAAGTTTCTGTTGAACTTAGAACAAGTCTTCTCGATAAACCAGTTGAAGATTATGTGACTGATAGAAGTACAAAAACTTTTGAATTTGACCCTCACATTGCATCTTATGTAAGTAATTTGATTACTTTAGCACAACCTGCAAGTTCACTTAAAGTTATTTTCGCAGCAAATAGACCAGACACTTCTGATATCAGAGTTCTTTACAGTCTTGTTAGACCAGATTCAAGTGAAGTTGAACAAACTTTTGAATTATTCCCAGGTTATGATAATCTAACCATAGACTTGGATGGTGATGGTTATCTTGATGTTGTAGATCCAAACAAAAATACCGGTAGATCTGATATTTTTGTACCAGCAAGTAGAAATGGTCAATTCTTAGAACATGAATTTACTGCTGCAAACCTTGGATTCTTTACTGGATATAGAATTAAAATTGTTATGTCTGGTACGGATCAATCCAAACCACCGCTCATCAAAGAATTGAGGACAATGGCTCTAGTATGATACCAGTAGAAGGAAACCCAAATTTGTTTAGAGATGAAAATACTGGCGCAATCGTTAACTGCGATGCGTCAGCTTACCAACAACATCTCATTTCTAAACAAAGAAAAAGTTTAGAAAAAAAGGAAATTGAAGATTTAAAGTCCGAAATTTCCGAAATTAAATTATTGTTAAAACAACTAATGAATCAAAATGGATGATCAAATTACTTTCAAAAGCGTTGCAAAATCATTTGAATATGAAAAATTAGCTAGAGAAGTTGATTCTTGCAATGATATTCATACTTTAAAAGAGATTACTAAGTCTTACATAAAATTATATTTTTACCAGCAAGAAACTATGCTGGATTCTTTGAATATTACACCATAGTATAAATAAAGAGTAGAGAGAATTTTTTATAGATGGCGGCAGTATATGTTAGCAATTTAGTTGTAAATTGTGGAGCGTCTTTTTCTCAAACATTTACTTTGGAAGAAGGTGCAACAAATTCTGCATATGACTTAACTGGTGCTACAGCAGAAGCTCAGTTGAGAAAACATGCGGGTAGTTCTACCGCTACGGATTTTACTGTTTCAATTGTATCTCCAGACACATCTGGAAAACTTGTTCTTAGTCTAACTTCCACCCAAACATCTAGTTTGAAACCTGGAAGATATGTTTATGATATTATAGTTACTAAGGATGAGGTAGTTAATAGAGTAATTGAAGGTATGGTCCTTGTAAGAGAAGGAGTAACTAAGTAATGGCTGATATAAGGGTCACAACTTCTTCTACTAATCTTACTGCTAGAGTTGGACAAGAAAATGCAATTAAAATCATTTCCAATAGTTCTGGTGGAGGATCTTTTGCAGCAGAATCTAGAAATGCTCTAAATGTTATTGGTGGTATAGCATCAGTTTCTCAATTAAATGTTAGTGGAATATCAACATTCCAAGGATCTTCACAATTCGATAGTAATGTCACTTTTGGGGATGCTGTTACTTTTGATGGAGCAGTTAGTTTTAATTCATTCGATTTTTCCTTTGCAGGTGGTATAGATGGAGGTACCTACTGATGGCTAAACCAGCAACTAGACAACAATTAATTGATTATTGTTTAAGAAGACTGGGAGCTCCAGTTCTTGAAATCAATGTTGATGATGATCAAATTGATGATTTAGTTGATGATGCTCTTCAATATTTTCAAGAGCGTCATTTTGATGGTGTTGAGAGAATGTTCCTTAAATATAAGGTATCTCAAGATGATTTAGATAGAGGAAAAGCAAAGGGAACTGATGGTGTTGGAATTGTAACAACTACTGCATCATCAACTAGTGTAAGTGGAATTGGAACTATTACATCTAATTTTTATGAAACATCCAACTTTATACAAATTCCAGATTCTGTAATTGGTATTGAAAATATTTTCAAATTTGATACCAGTACAATATCTGGTGGGATGTTTAGTATTAAATATCAACTATTTTTAAATGATCTATATTACTTTAATTCTGTAGAGTTATTGCAATATGCAATGGTCAAGAGTTATTTGGAAGATATTGATCATCTCATAACAACAGATAAGCAAATTAGATATAACAAAAGACAAGATAGATTATATTTGGATATTGATTGGGGAGCACAGTCTTTAGATACATACTTTGTAATCGATTGCTACAGAATTTTAGATCCTAATACGTTTACTGGTGTTTATAATGATAGTTTCTTGAAGCAATATTTAACTTCATTAATAAAAAGACAGTGGGGACAAAATCTAATTAAGTTTAGAGGAGTAAAACTTCCTGGTGGAATTGAATTAAATGGAAGAGAAATCTATGAAGATGCTGAGAGAGAAATTGAAGCAATTAGACAAAAAATGAACACGGATTACGAATTACCACCTCTCGATCTTATTGGATAATGGCTTTAAATCCTTTCTTCTTACAAGGTTCTCCTGGAGAACAGAGACTTATACAAGAACTCATAAATGAGCAACTCAAAATTTATGGAGTTGAGGTAATTTATATTCCAAGAAAATTTGTAAGGAGAGAATCAATTATTGAAGAAGTGACATCATCAAAATTTGATGATAATTTTGGGATAGAAGCATATGTTAATACATATGAGGGATATTCTGGTGCTGGTGATGTACTAACAAAATTTGGAATGAGTTTGAGAGATGAATTAAACTTAGTTATTTCAAAAGAAAGGTTTGAAGATTTTATTGGAGCATTTTTAAATGATATTCCAGATTCTGAAATTGGAACTTCGTTGAGACCAAAAGAAGGAGATATTATATATTTTCCACTTGGAAAAAGATTATTTGAAGTTAAATTTGTTGAGCATGAAAAACCATTTTACCAATTGGGTAAAACATATGTGTATGAACTTCAATGTGAACTCTTTGAATATCAAGATGAAATGGGTGGTTGGGATAATATTAACACTACAACCGAAGAAATTGATTCTCAACTAGAAGATTTTGGATATATTACAACATTACAACTAATTTCTTTTGGTCAACAAGCAACTGGTACTGCTACAACTTCTACGGGGTATATTAGAAGAATCACATTAACTAATGATGGTTATGATTATACCTCAGTACCAACTGTTTCTATATCTACTGCTCCATCTGGCGGAACGAATGCAACGGCAGTTGCTATTACTACAAGTCTCCTCAATACATATTCTGTTAAGGAGATTTTAATAACAAATGCAGGTGCAGGATACACTGAAACACCAACTATTACAATAAGTGGAGGTGGTGGAGTTGGTGCTGCTGCAACTGCAGACTTAGTAACTGCATATGCTGGTATCGGTACTATAGGAATACAGACGTTTGGATCTGGTTATCCAACAGTACCATCAATAACAATTGGATCTCCATCATTGGGTATTGGAGTTACTGCTTCTGCTATCGTTGCAATTAGTACTTCTGCAAATACAACATCTCAAGTATTCATTCGAGACGCTGGTATTGGATATACTCAAGCACCAACAGTAACTATTGCAGAACCACCAATACTAACTGGTATAGGAACATTTGTATTCAATGAAGTTGTTACTGGATCTGTATCTGGTGCTAGAGCTAGAGTCAAATCCTGGGATTCTGATACAAATGTTCTTAAAGTTGGTATTACTGATGGTGATTTCTTACCTGGAGATGTTATTGTTGGATCTGCCTCTTCTGCAAGATATAGTCTAGATGAAATGCTTGAAGAAAAATTTGCAGATAAATATGAGCAGAATGATGAAATTGAAGAGGAAGCAGACCTTATTCTTGATTTCACAGAAAATAATCCGTTTGGAAATTACTAATGCTAGGAACTTATTACTATCACGAGATAATTAGAAAAACTATCATTTCTTTTGGAACTATCTTTAATGATATTTCCATTAAGCACAAAGATGGTGATGGTGATGTTTATAGCGAAATGAGAGTTCCATTAGCATATGGTCCAACTCAAAAATTTCTTGCTCGTTTAGATCAGCAAGCAGATTTAGATAAGGCAGTTCAAATTACATTACCAAGAATGTCTTTTGAAATGACTTCTATCCAATATGATCCAACTAGAAAGTCTGGTGTTACTCAATCATTCAAGGCTTCTGATGGAACTAACCTGAAAAAAGTTTATATGCCCGTTCCATATAACATTGGATTTGAACTCAATATTTTAACCAAATTAAATGATGATGCTTTACAGATTGTAGAGCAGATTCTACCATATTTTCAACCGTCTTTTAATCTTACCGTAGATTTAGTAGATTCAATTGGAGAAAAAAGAGACATTGCTCTTAATCTTGATAATATTTCTTTTCAAGATGATTATGAGGGAGATTTTTCAACAAGAAGAGCATTAATTTATACATTAAACTTTAGTGCCAAAACATATCTATTTGGTCCTATTGCAGATTCTACAGATGGTCTTATTCGTAAGGTTCAAGTTGATTATCATTCTGGAGTTGATAGGACGACATCTAAACGGGAAGTAAGATATACGGTTGTTCCAGATCCAATTAATGCTGGTCCAGATGATGACTTTGGATTTAGTGGAACAACAGAATTCTTCCAAGATTCCAGAACTTATAGTCCAACTCAACAATCTGACGTATAATTATTAATCCATGAATAATAAATTTGAAAAAATAGATGAAGCACTTAACGTAGAATCTTCTATTGTTGAGACATCAAATGATAGTGCCTCAATAAAAAAAGCACCAGTAGAGACTGATGATATTGAAAAAGATTATGAGTATACAAGGGCAAATTTGTATTCTTTAATTGAAAAAGGTCAAGAAGCAATAAACGGAATTATGGAACTCGCTGGTGAGGGTGGAAGTCCAAGAGCCTATGAAGTTGCTGGTCAACTTATAAAAAGTGTTGCTGATACAACAGATAAATTAATTGATCTTCAGAAAAAACTCAAAGATGTTGAAGATGAAAGTAAAAAATCAACAACGAATAATGTTACAAATAATGCATTGTTTGTAGGTTCTACATCAGAACTACAGAAACTTTTAAAGCAAGGATTTCTAAATAGTAATGACCCAGAAAAAGATAAATGAAGAAGTGTAAGCAGGGGTATTACTACTGTTATACTGATGAAAAGTGCAAACCCATCTCAAAGGGTTTGAAGGTAACCGCTAGATTTTCTGGTGGTGGAAGAGAGCCCGAAGAAACTGGGATAGATGCACCGATAAATGGAAACAACCAGAATGGTAATGGAAATGGGAACGGTGGTTCTGATGGTGGTAACGGTGGCGGTGGAATGGGTGAATCGATAATTTACGAAAAGTCAAATCCTCGTATTCCTAGAAAAAAAGGTCAACCTGCTAATTCTAAAAAGCATTCCGATCTTTACACTGATGAGAATCCTAAAGGAACTATTCACGGTTTGGGATTTAAGGATGTTGCAACTGCTAAAGCATCTGTTTCTAAAATTCGTAATTCATCAAGATCTCATGCTCACAAAATCCAGGCAGCAGTTGCTATGGAACAGAGAGCAAGAGAAATGGGTAAGACTTCAGAAGCAGCGGTC